CCGGGTCATAGGTCAGATCGGTGTCTGCCGCCAGATCAGCAATCGCCTGCGCCGTCGTGCGCCGACTGTTGCCGCCCTGCACCACATAGGCCAGCTCGGTGCCAGCGAGCGGCGTTGTCGCTGCTGTCAGCTGTGAAACCTTCGAGTCAGCCATCACGCCTCCAGTAGCACTTTGAAACCATCTTCCTGCAGGATGTTGAAACCATCCTCCAGCAGTAGGTTGCCAACCGCGACCTTAGTCAGCAGCATCAGGCAGAACATGCCATCATCAACCAACAATGGCGCCTCTCGCACGGTGAACGAGTCATTGCCCACGCTCACACTGTCGCCATAGGTGACACCGCCGAATAGAGCAGTCTCTGCGCGCAGCATGTACTCGTTGGTGATCACCATGCCATCAGCCACATACTCGCCCGGCGCATCTAGGATGCCCAAGCCGCTGGCACCATTGGCTGTTACCGTCAGGCCAAAGTCCTCAAGGAAATCAGCCGGATCACCAGGGCCAGAAGGGGGCGCCAGCGTGGCAGTGTCCTTCGTCAGGAGCATCACGCAGAACACGCCGTCATCGGCGATCAGTGGCGCCTCACGCACGGTGTAGGCGTCGCCCGCCACCGTGACGCTATCGCCATAGGTCAGACCGCCGAACTTCGACACCTCAGCACGCAGCTGATACTCATTCGTGATCACCCGGCCATTGGCCACGTACTCACCAGGCATGTCGAGGATCCCCAGACCAGTGGTGCCGTTCGCGGTCACGGTGACCCCGAAGTCCTCCAGAAAGTCTGTTGGATCCTCAGACCATGCCATCGTCAACCTCAGCCGTACTTCTTGAGACCGAAGCCCAGGCAGGTGACGGCGCTCGAGGCTGTGCCGGTCTCAGCCGTGCAGCTGAGGCGGATGTAGCGCTTGAGGTCGTTGCTGTTCAGGGTGATCACCTGCTTCGCGGCGGCATTGCCGATCGCGGTGAAGGTGCCGCCAGCGACCGCGGTATAGGTCGAATCGTCGGCTGATTCCTCGATGCGGAACGTCAGATCAGCGCCGGCGCCAGCGGCGGTGCCGGTGAGGATGATCTGAACATCGCCTTCGTAGTCCTTGATGTCGACGCCGGTCTGGTTGCCGGTGCCGGTGATCGTGCTCGTGGCAAGCAGGGTGAAATGCTGGAGCTTGTCCAGCGAGAGCTCATGAACGGCCATGGGTCTTGGGGGTGCGGGGTTTGCGTGCCCGAGGCTGCGCCTCAGGCTTAGGGGCTGGATCAGGGACCGGATCCCGCACCACCTCCGCCTTGCCGCTGCCGAGCAGCAACCAGGCATCAGAGCTGGATGCCTCGATCACATCACCAACCCGGGCAGGCTGGCCGCTGATCGAGGTCTGGCGCAGGATCCGAATCCTCATGATCACAGGGTGTTGTTGCCGCGGCAGAAGGCCTCAGGATGACGGACAGCGAAGTCCAGATCCTGCAGCGCGATCACGCGGACGCCGCCGCTCTTGGCCAGGGCTGCCATGTCGACATTCAGGTCGATGCCAGACCAGAGGCCCAGCAGCAGCTGATTCCACACGCCGAAGAACACATCGCCAGCCGCGACCTGGTTCGAGCGAACCACGGGATAGCCGTTGACGGTGCCGCCGGGCTCAAGCACGAACTGAGCCTCGGTGCCCACCTTGCTGGTGGTCTTGAACGCCCCGTATCGGGTGCTGTTCGTCAGGTAGGCCATTGCGCCGATGTCGGCGTTGTCGGCGTTGATGCTGGTCTCCATGTCCACCAGCTCCGCATAGGTCGGGGAGTCGGCAGCGAAGTCCTTGGTGTTGATGCCGGTCGTGAGCTTCACGCCCTGCGGCTCGCCGCTGGCACCCAGGCCATAGAGGCCGACGCGGTCGATCTCAAGCGCCAAGGTCTCGACCAGATCGTTGCGGACCATGGTCTCAACGTCCAGCGATGCCTGCAGCATCAGCCGGCGGGTGAAATCGGTGTAGGCGCCCACCGTGCGAGGCGTCATGGTGACCTGATCCACCGTCGGGTTCGAGCCCTGGGGATCACCACCCTCAGCCAGCCAATATGCGGTGCTGGCGCCGGTCTTGCGGGGAATGGCGACAGGGCCTTGCAGACCGGTCAGCGTCGTCATGCCCAGCGTCGACAGGGCAAGACGATTGCGCAGCTGCTCAATGAAGCTGCCGGGGCGGGCGTCGGTGAAGACCAGATCACCAGCGGCGCTGGCAGTGCCGACGGTCAGGTCGCGCTTCAACACATCATGCGGCACCCAGATGCCACGGGCAGCCTGGCCAGTCTTCTGCTCCACCGCAGCCGAGCACTCGCGCTCGAAGGCCGCGGCCTCCTGCAGTGCACGGTTGGTGGGATCCATCTGAGCGCGGATCGCGTTCAGGAAG